GAGCGGGTCGAGCTGATCACCGGCCAGCACGTGCTGTTCAAGGCGCGGACCGTGACCGGCGGCCGGGGCCTGGCCGGGGACAAGACGGTCCTCGACGAGGGACTGTTCCTTCGGCCGGCGCACGTCGGGTCGCTGCTGCCGATCATGTTGGCCCGACCGACCGGCCAGGTGCTCTATGCCAGCTCACCCGGCAAGCTGGAGTCGGCCGTGCTCCGCGACGTCCGCGACCGCGGCCGCGCCGGGACCTCACCGCGGATGTACTACCTCGAGTGGGGCGGCCACTGGCGCCACTGCGCGGACCCGGACTGCTTCCACCCCAAGGATGCGGTAGCGCGCGGTCTGGACTGCGCCGCCGACGACCGGGACCTGTGGGTGAAGAACAACCCGACCGTCACCACCGGCCGGATCACCCTCGAGCGGATCGCCGACATGCGCCAGGAGCTGCCGCCCGAGGAGTTCATCCGCGAGTGCCAGGGTCGGTGGGAGGACCCAGACGACGCTCGCGGCCTGGCCGCCATCGACTCCCGGCTGTGGCGCACGCTGGGCGACAAGCAGGCGTCCGCACCGGCTCGCGCCGCAGTCAATCTGACGGTGGCACCGGACCGCTCACGAGGCTCCATCGGGGTGGTCGGCGATGGTCCGGACGGCAAGGCGCTGGCCATGGTGCACGTGCGGCCATGGCGGCAGCTCGTCGAGGCGCTGGTCAAGCTGCGCGGCAACGTCGACGTGCTCGAGGTGTCCCTGCACCCCTCCAGCCAGGCCGGCGTGCTGATCCCCGAGCTCAAGGCCGCCGGCATCGAGTACGTCCCGCTCGTCCACCAGGACCTGGCCCGCGGCTGCGCCACCGCCCAGATGGCGGTCATCGAGGAGCGCCTGGTCCACCTCGAGCAGGCCGAGCTCACCACGGCCGTCGCGGTGGCGCGGACCCGGTATGTCAACGAGGCCGAGGTGTGGGACCAACGCGACCACGGCCTGGAGGTCTCGCCCATCGTCTCGATCTCGACCGCTCTGCACCGGTGGGACCTGATCACTGCGCAACCCGATGTCCCGCCACCGCCGCCGCGGCGTGCAGGAGCCGGACGAGCCCCGAGTAACACCATCGCCCACGCGGGCTTCTGAGCAACACCGGAAGAGGTGACCGATGAGCTCTACGGCTGACGAGCCCACGTCACCGGTCCCGGTCCGGGAGAAGGGCTACGCGAACAGCGGCAGCTCCGCGAACGGCTGGTGGAACGACCTGGTCGACGAGCCGACCCCCGAGCTGCAGTGGCCGCACTCGGTGGGCGTGTTCGACCGGATGCGCAGGCAGGACGCCCAGGTGTCTTCGGTGCTGCGTGCGGTCACCTCGCCGATCATCCGGACTGTGTGGCAGATCGACGGCACCGGCTGTCGCCCCGAGGTCACCGCGTTCGTCGCCGCGAACCTCGGCCTGCCCATCAAGGGCGTCGACATCGATGGCAACGAGGTCACGGGGGTCGTTCTCCGCGGCAGGGACAGGTTCAGCTGGAACGAGCACCTGCGCCTCGCGCTACTGATGCTGCCGTTCGGGCACATGTTCTTCGAGCAGGTGTACCGCTACGACGACGCCGGCATGGCGCGGCTACGGAAGCTCGGCCCGCGGCTGCCCAAGAGCCTGTCCAAGATCAACGTCGCCCGTGACGGCGGGCTGGTGTCGATCGAGCAGAAGAGTACCTCCAGCGTCCCCGGGGTGCTGACCGCTGCGAGTCTGCGGAACGCCGGCGGCGGCATCCCGATCACCCGCCTTGTGGGCTACGTGCTCGACCGCGAGGGCGGCAACTGGACCGGGATCAGCCTGCTGCGGCCGGCGTACAAGAACTGGCTGCTGAAGGACCGGGCGCTGCGCACCTGGTCGATCTCGATCGATCGCAACGGCACCGGCATCCCGCTCTACACCGCCGCCGAGAAGGAGGCGAACCTCGACGCGGGTGAGGGTCTCGCGACTTCGGTGCGCAGCGGGGACAACGCCGGCGGCGCTATCCCCTACGGCGCCAAGCTCGAGCTGCTCGGCGTCACCGGGCAACTGCCGGACATCGACAAGTTCGTCCGCTACCAGGACGAACAGATCGCCCGCGCGGTCCTCGCCCACTTCCTGAACCTCGGCACCCAGACCGGCTCGTGGGCGCTCGGCTCCACCTTCGCGGACTTCTTCACCCTCTCGCTGCAGGCGATCGCCGATGAGCTCCGCGGCACCGCCAACTCGCACATCGTCGAGGACCTGGTCGACATCAACTACGGCCGCACCGAGCCGGCCCCACAGATCGTGTTCGACGAGATCGGCAGCCGCGCCGACATCAACGACTCCCTGTCCCTGCTCCGCAAGGCAGCCGGGCTCGAGGACGACGACGCGCTCGAACAGTTCCTCCGTCAGAACGTCGCAGCCGCATGACCAACACGCAGGAGTCCCCGTGACACAGCGCAGCACCTACCGGCTGCCCCAGCGACCCAGCGCACTCCAGGGCGCCCCGGCAGGGCTGCCCTTCTGGGGAGAGCGACGGCCCCCGAAGAACTACGCCGACGTCTTCCGCGCGTCCGCCGCCGTCGAGCCGGCGAGCGACGACAGCACCGGCACGCGCACCGTCGCAACGCTGCGGCTGTACGGACCGATCTACGACGGCTGGTTCGGCGTCTCCGCGCGAGCGGTCGGCAAGGCCCTCGATGAGCTTGGTGACGTCGACGAGGTCCGGGTCCGGATCAACTCTCCCGGCGGTGACGCCTGGGAGGGCATGGCCATCCTCAACATGCTGCGCGCCCACGCCGCCGACGTCACCGCGGTCGTGGACGGTGTGGCCGCCTCCGCCGCCTCCTACCTCGCCGCCGGCTGTGACCGGACCGTGATGTCACCCGGAACGCAAATGATGATCCACGATGCCTCCGCGTTCGCCTACGGCCCGGCCGAGATCATGCTCAAGGCCGCGACCTTCCTCGACTCGGTCTCGGACTCCATCGCCTCGATCTACGCCGACGTCGCGGGCGGCACCGACGAGGAGTGGCGGGCGCTGATGCGCGAGACCACCTGGTACACGGCCAAGGAAGCGGTCGCCTCAGGGCTCGCCGACGAGGTCGCCGTGGTGCGCGACGACGGCGACACCGAGACGGCAGAGACCGAGGAGCCCTCCCTGGGCGAGTCCGACGTCGAGGACCACTGGGACCTGTCCATGTACCCCTACGCCGGCCGGTCGCACGCGCCGGCACCCCCCATGCCCCCGAGCGCGTCCGCGGTCGGGTCACCCCCCACTCAGGAAGGGAGTCCCGCCGTGGCGTTCAGCGACGAGCAGGTCACCACCATGAGGCAGCAGCTCGGCGTCGCCGAGAACGCGGACGAGGCCACCATCTTGGCGGCCCTCGACGAGGCGCTCACCGAGCGCACCGACCCGCCCGCTGCCGAGAGCACACCGACGATCCCCGAGGGGCACGTCGTGATCCCGCAGGCCGCACTGGCCGACCTGCAGGCGAACGCCCAGGCCGGCGCCCGCGCCGCGGAGACTCTCCGTGTCCAGGACCGTTCCCGGTTCCTAGACGGACACCGAGACCGGTTCCTGCCCAGCAGCCGGGCCGCCTACGAGCGGCAGTACGACGTCGACCCCGACGGCACCCGGGAGTACCTCGCCAACGCCGCCGTGATCGTTCCGCTCGCCGAGCTCGGTCACGCCGACGAGTCGACCGCCTCCGAGAACGTCACCGAGTCCGAGGCCTACCAGAACTGGAGCATGTGATGGCTGCCATTCCTCAGGTCCGCAAGACCGGGCCCCGCACCTACATCCCTGCGGAGCTGATCACCGGCGGGCAGGTCGTCGAGGCCCGCGCTGCCAGCCGCGTCGGGGTCGCCGCCGCCGCCAGCCTGAAGGTGCTCGGGGTCGCTGTCACCGACGGGATCAACCCGGAGGCCTTCGTCAGCACCCCGGTGGTCGTCAACGGACTCCCCGTCGTCGACGCGACGCAGCTGCCAGGTCATGTGGTGCTCGCCGACTCCGGCATTGAGGTGCCGGTGAAGTACGCCGCCGCCGCCGCGTTCGGCGACCGGCTCATCGCCGGCGCCCTCGGCACCGTCACACCGGCCGGGGCGAACCCGGACGCCCGCACCATCGTCGGCGTCTGTTCCGAGCCCGCCGGTGTCGCCATCAACGCCACCGGCCTCGTCCGGACGATCTGAGAGGAACGACATGCCTACCCCCTACACGGGCTCCCGCGGCGGACCGGCTACCACGGTCGCGACGCTGATCGGCAACCCCAAGCTCATCCCTGCCAGGATCCACGAACTGTTGTCCGGCTGGTTCCTCTCCGAGGCGCTGCTGCGTAACGCTGGCCCGAACGCCAACAGCCTCGTCTCCTACAGCGAGTCCGAGCCTCTCTATCTCGACGGTGACCCCGAGCTCGTCGGCGAGTTCGCCGAGATCCCGGTCAAGGCCGGCCAGATGGGGCTGCCGCGCATCGCCGCCGGCACCCCGAAGGGCCTCGGCGTGCGGATCTCGCGCCGTCAGCGTGACATGAACCAGATCGACCGGATCAACCGGCAGATCACCCAGCTGACCAACACGATGATCCGCGACGACGAGCGGGCCCTGCGCCTGCTCTTCGACAACCCGGCGATCCCGACCATCGCGGCGGGTGCGGCATGGGACACCAGCAACGGGCGTCCCCACAAGGACCTGGCCAACGCCATGGAGGTCGTGGCCGCGGCGCGTCCTGCTGGAACCACCGCAACGGATGACAACTTCCGCTTCATCGCGGACACCGCGGTGCTGCCGGGTGCGATCACACCGGTGCTGCTCGGCAACGACAACTTCGCGGCCATCTTCAACCGCGACGCCCTGGTCAACGAGGACATCCGATACACCGGCAAGCTCCCGTCCAAGGTGATGAGCTTGGATCCGCTGCAGTCGCGATCTTTCGCCCCGACCAAAGTGCTGGTGCTCGAGCGGGGCACGGTGGGCTTCTACAGCGACTTCCAGGAGCTGCAGGTCACCGAGGTCTACCCCGAGGGCAACGGCCCGAACGGTGGCCCGACCCAGACGTGGCGCTCCGACGCCACCCGTGAGCGGGTCAACGGTGCCGACCAGCCGCTGGCCGCGTGCTGGATCACCGGGGTGGTGACTCCGTGAGCGACGTCGACCTGAGCTCCATCAAGGCCGGGGAGTACGAGCTCGTGGCGCTGCGCTGGGACGAGATCACCTCGAAGCCCGGCGAGCCGTTCGACTTCGTTCGGCACCGCAAGGGCGACAAGGTCACGCTCGACGTCGAGCAGGCACGCCGCCTGGTCGTCGCAGGTGCCGTGGTCAAACCGGGCGCCGAGTCCGATGAGTTGCCCGGCACCGGCCCCAGCGTCGCCCCCGGCGCCAACGACCCGGCCGCGAAGGTCCTGCCCGGCACCGACGTCACCCCACCCGGTGACGAGCCCGTCGGCGAGCCCGTCGGCGAGGTGGAGCCGCCCGCGAGGTCCGCACCGAAGGCGGACTGGGAGGCGTTCGCCCGCGCCCAGGGCGCCAACGAGGAGGACCTCGAGGGGCAGACGAAGGACGACCTCGTCAGCGCCTACGGGAGCTAGGCGGCCACGTTGGAGCTGTTCACGAGGGGCGAGCTCAGCGACCACCTGCA